CAAACTCATTCTAAAGCCGTCTTTCGTTCTCGGTGAAAATCTTAACGATCTTCCCCGGGCTATCGCAAGTCGACATTTAGAGTGGGAATTTGGCATTAAACCATTCCTTAAAGACCTAGGAACGACAATCAATGTTGTCAAGAACATCGAGAAGAATCTCGAAGCTCTACGACAACTTGGTATGCCGGGAGGGTCAGTTCGCAGTGGTACCGTATACAAGGATGCTTATGAGCATTCCTTTATCCACGGTCCAAACTATGCTTCTTCTCTCTATCAAGAGGGTCGACAAGTTTGGCATCGGGATGCAGTCGAACGGAAATCGTGGGTGTCCACTAATTGGATACCTACGGCGCCGCTCCCTGTAACGGTCGAGGACAAGACGATCCTTGCCTTTCGTATGGCTTACGGCCTTGAGTTTAGCCTCTCTACTATCTGGGAGGCTTTCCCTTGGTCTTGGCTCATCGATTGGTTTTCGAACGTCGGAGACCTTATCGGAGCTTACAGGAACGCTGTTCCTGTGAAATTCGGTAACTCCTGTCTCATGGACTACACCGTGTTGACGAGAAATCTTCATCACGTCTCTTTCGGTTCGGGTTCAAGCCTGGCCATTGAGATGCCAAGGTTCTTGTACGAAGAAAAAGTCCGTACACCCTTTGGTAGTCTGTTGCCACCAACTGAGTTTAATATACCGTTTTTAAACGGTAACCAAGTGGCTATTCTTAGTTCCTTATTGGTGCTAAGAGGCACCAATCCTTTAAGGAACTAACTGTCATGGCAATTGCCAACCCTCTCGTGATCACCCTCGGTGGATCTGGCGGAACCGCCAAATCCCTCCCGAAGATCAATCAGGATGCCTATGGTTCGGAGTATTATCTCCGCGAATCTACGCAGGAATTCCGGGTTAAAATCCGGCACACCCGCGAGTCGGCCAATGCAGCAGGGGTGATTCTCGAACGTCATAACTTCGAGATCACTCATACGCTGTTCGGCACCTCTGGCAACCCCGACACTGTGCGGCAAGCCTACGTCGTTCTTCGAAATACGAAGACCGATGTTCTTGTCGACATCACAAATGTCGGCACTGCACTGTCCTACTACATGGACGCGACTCATTACGGAGACCTCGTTGGCTGGGTTAATTAGAAACCTCGCCCTCGTGGCCATCGCACTTGTAGCCGCTGCTTCTATAGCAGGTTGTAGTGCGTTCTCCTTTCGTCTCGGTGAACTCTCCTGGAACGGAGAGACCCCCGAGTATACGGTGGGAGTTGAGAGTACCTATCTGAAGTAGTAATCAGGTAGGCGGTGGTTGCCCTTCCGTCAATCAGGAGAAATCCATCATGACTAAAAGGGAAGACCTAGACAGATTTGCAGACGCTCTTGCCGCGGTCATTCGTGACTGCGACATGAACTACCCACAAGATCACTTGGATTGGACACGCGATAGCAAGCATGTTCACCAAAACGTTCGTTCACGCGGTATAGGATTTGTAACCCTAGACCTGCCTGTGCTGGGGGACTGGCTTCTCGCCGGTCTGACAGCTGGACGTCTGGACGACGAAACTATGGTGCCTTCTGGGCGCCGTAGATCTCGTCGCGACTGTAGGCCCCGATTGTTTTGGGGGCTATGGTCACGTCTATTTGACGAACGCGGTCTCCTTCTTGACGATCCCGATCCTACTGCCCTTTTCCTGCTTCTCACAGTATGTAATCTGTGGAAGAAAGTTGAGGTCGAATGCCGTCCTGGAGTAATCCAGGACGCATACGAAGAGTATTTCGAGATCGAAAGAGACATGACTCCCTCGTCGCCCTTTTGGGACGGTGAGGACTGGCCCGAGGTTACTCAGACAAGTTTGTCAAACTTGCGCTGGAACCATCTTATCGGACCAGTCGATGAAGTTCATGCCTCCCTCTTGGAGGACTACCAATTCACGATAAACGAGCTGGTAATCCCACTCGGTGTCTTCCTTCCGGAAGACGTGGTTGGTAGACATGGGCCTGGTGCGGTCTCTGACATGGGACGGAAGGACGATAAATACGCCTTTCCTACTTGGCCAGAGAAGCTAGACCGTCTTTTCCCCAAAGATCACCATGCGGTACTTAACGCATCAAGCGAACTATTGGATGAAGACGCCCCTTACTTGATGGATGAGGAGGTTTATTCCTATCTCACCCATGTACCAAAGACTCAGAAGGCCCCTCGGCTTATCGCTGAGGAACCCACCTGTCATCAATGGATACAACAAGGCGTCTCGGATATTCTCCGAGACAGGGTAAAGCGGTCTGTACTAGGGAGGTCGATCGATTTCTTCGATCAAACTCCAAGTCAGGACGCCTGTCGCGCTGCCTCCGTATCTGGGGACGCGTGCACCATAGATCTTTCTTCCGCTTCGGACCGTAT